CATATTGCATAATTTGAGTAACGTTTGTTACTTCACTTCTGCTTCTCTCTGCGAAAGTTGCATCTGCACCTTCAACAACTACTGTTTGAGCTGCTGTTGCATTGTCAACTGTTTGCCAGGTGAACTGTTTAGAGGTAACTGATTTACCTCCAGTCATTCCACCAATAGCAGAAAGGAAAGGTGTATCGTTTGGAGTTATATTAAATAACTCACCCACATAATTGGGGAGGTCATAAGAGTCTCCCAATCCTGATACTGCACCCATTTTAAATCTCCTTTACTATTTTTGGGTTAATGCTCTTAGTTTGTCTGCTTTGAGATTTGAAGCTGTTTGCCAATCACCATCTTGTTGAGCTTGTGCAATTTGGTCATCAATGCCTACAGGTTCTACTGGTACTGATGCTTCAATTACAGTATCTAAACTTTCCTGGCTACTTACTACTCTTGCTTTTTGTGCAGCTTGTGGGTCAACTTCAGTAGGGGTTTCTGAGCCCCAGCCGTAGTTTTCCTGAGCAAACTGTTGTATAGCTTCAGGTTGTAATTCACCTTTGTACAAGTCTTTTAATGCTTTACCTTGTCCAGAAACAGGGTCAAAACCTGCATCTTTGATAGCGTTTGCTACCTGTACAGATTTATACTCTTTCTCAACAACTTCAAGCTCTTTGATGCGTTCTCGCATTTGCTTGATAGCATTATTATCTTGTCCTTCTTCTACTGTTTCGTTCATCTCGTTTTCCATTGTTATCTCCTACTCCAAGTTTCTACTAACTGCATTATCCTTGGGAATATAATGCGATAGGCGACAAATAATAATAATGAATAACTTGAATTGTCAGCCACTTCTGGGCTATTCAGATACTAGGCGAATTGTAATACGCAGCTTACACGCCAGTTATAAGCTGGAGGTGCAGAGTCAATTTATATTCGCAGACTACCACTATGCGACAATTTCATTATACCACTAGATATAGTATGTCAAGTTTATTCTTGTACTAAACCTTGTACCCTACGACCTCTTCTAGCAGGTCCAGTTATAGGTGAAAAAGTACTTGCTTCTTCTGACTCTAATCTTCTAATTTCTTCTCTCTCTTCAGCAGATGCAAAGACTTGTGCTTCAACAAATTCTTCAATATCAAAACCTTCTCTTTCAGATAATCCTGATGCTGTCAATTGTCCTTCTGCAACTTCTTCTTCTGCTCCTCTAAATCTTCTTGTTAATGCAGCTAATCTTGGAACTTCTGTTTCTGCTGCTGCAAATAATTGTCTTGCTTGTCCTTGTGTTAGTCCTGCTCTTTCTAATGCTTTAACTTCATCTGGACTTAAATCAAAACCTCTAGATGCTGCCTCTCCACCAATTTGTGCTTGTGTTATTCTTCCCTCTAATATTGCTTCACCTACTGTTGGGTCTATAATTGATGCAAATATTTGATTGTCAGTTAGATTCATACCAAAGTTTGTTCTGTAATATTCTTTAACTGCTGGAATATTTTCTGTTATTCCTGACCTTGCTGCTTCTACTCTTGCTCTAAATTCATTAGGAGCAATTCCTTTTTCTATTAAAGTACCAAATGTGTCTTGAAAGTATTCAGGATTTAAACCATAATCTTCTACAGTTAAACCATAACTTTCTTTTACTGCTGCATAATCTTGTTCGCTAAGCCTTACAGTTCCATCTTCTCTTGTATTTTTAGGAAATACTTGTGCATACTCTGGACTTTTTCTTACTTCTGCTATAGCTATATCATTACTTTGAGTTTGAGAAAATGCGTTTACATATATCTGAATTAAAGATTCTGGTAACCATGGTAATAAAGCTCTAGCTTCTCTTAAAAATTCATCCATTATATTATTCTCCTAACTCCTCCACCACCAAATTGACCTACCATGCTAGATAAAACTTCGTTCTTTATTTTTTCTGAACCACCATCTTTTAATCCTTCTTTATATAACATTTCAGTTGCTTTACTTATGTCATTACTTTTAACAACATCTTGAAATAATGTAGAACTTTCATCTAATGTTCCACCCCAAGTATTTGTAGTAAAACCTCTCCATGGTGTTGCCATTTCTTCATAAGTTAAACCATCTATATAATTTTCTCCAAACAAACCTTGTAACATACTCATCATCTTTTCTCTTATATTAATTTCTGCATCTGGGTCATTTCTAATCATACCTGCCCATGTTTGTAGTTGAGAGTCTGATATGTTAGCACCAAATACTGGTCCTAATATTTCTTTAGAAAGTCTTTTAATTTGTGATTCACCTGCTCTAGTTGTATCGTAATCTACTTCACCAGATGTAATAAAATTATCTAATTCTGTATCTAAGTTTGCTTCTAATGTAGGGTCTGATAATATTTCTATTTGGTCTGCTACAAAAGGTTCTGACCATAAACCAGTAGTAAATTTTTCTGATACCCAATTAATTAATTCATCAGATGGGTTATTAATACCTGATTGTTCCATTAAATTTTTAATAGCTAATCTATCGTTTTCTATTTTATTTTGTGCATCAGCAGTTAAAACACCTGTAAAATCTGTTGTATTAGATTGTGCTAATAATAACCAATCTCTTTCTGCTTGTGTATGTGTTCTCCACCATTCAGTAGATTGCCATTCTGCATCAGTTACTGTTCTACCTTCTAGTGTTGATTCTGCTAATAATTGCACCATTTCTGCATCATTTAACCATGGTCTTATTTTTGATTCTTTAGCAACAGTATCTACAAAAGAAACCCAAGGACTTTGACTAGGGTCATATATGTTTGGGTCTGCTAATTCTAAAGAATCACCAAATCTTATTGAACTATTCCATTGTGCTGAAGTAGGACTTTTAATACTTTCTTGTATTGCTGGAAATTCTACAGGTCCAAATATGTTTTCTAAATCTTGTAAACTAGAATCATAATATATTGGAGTTCCTGTTCCTGGAATAAAATATACTATATAATAATTTCCATCTACATTCCAAAATTCTGCTCCTTGTGGTATTTGTCCTTTATCTCTACCACTCCAAGTACTAAAACTTGTTGAACCAGCACCAAATGATGTATCTATGGGTTCTCCATCATTATTATTAGCTATTTCACCATCAGGGCCATATAAATTTAAACTACTTATTTCAGTATTTGGTTGAACTAAAGTATCACCTGCTGATTCTTTATCATTATATTCTTCAGAAATAGTTTTTCCAGATGTTTGTATTTGTGTATCAATCATATTTTGTGTAATTACACCAGCAGAACCATCATCAAACCAATAAGCACCATCAAAACTCCCACCTTCTCTTGGTGCTGTGTAATAATCTAATTCAAGTTGTGAGTTTACAAATACAGTATTATTTTCTGCATCTTTTAATATTCTTCTTTCAAAACCTGGGTCAGCTACAAATACATAATCAGCCATATTACCTCTTCAAACTTTCTGATATTGCTTTTAACATACCAGAGTATATTTCAGCAATTTTTTGTTTCTCTTTACTATCATACTCTACTTTTACTGGTTTATCAGCAGTATCTTGTGGAACTACTTGTATTGGATTTCTATTAAAATTAGACATTTCAGAACTTGTAATAGGATATGATTTTTGTGCATTAGAAATATTTTTCATTAAATTAACCATTATATTATTTATATCACCATTATCTTGTTTTGGTTCTTGTTCTTTAAATTGCATTGGTGGTACACCTGCTCCTGCTCCTAGTCCTACAGATATATCCACACCTGCTGTTTGCCCTTTTTTAAATTCTTTTACAGCAGCTTTTTCTACATAAGCTGTAGGCATAAACATTTCTGCTATATTAAATGTTTTTATAGCTTTTTCAAAATTTATATTATATGGTTTTTCTTGTACTTGTCCTGGTATGCCAACAGAAGATAGCATACTATTGTACATTTTTACACCTTGATTATATATAATTGTTGGTATCTCATCTACTTCATTTGTAGAAATAGCAGCAACAGCTAAAGCTAATACTCCTAATTCCCACACATCTATAAAATCTATAACTCCACCTGGTGTAGCAACATTTTTACTTATTCTTGCAGTATTCTTTTTAACTTGATTTTTAAATGTTTCTTCTAATGGAAGTTCATCTACAAGATTGTTTACATTATTTACTATTTTGTTAAATTCTTCATCAGCTAATTCATACTTATAATCAATTTCATCTGGTGCATCTCGCCCAAAGTCACCTTCCATTGGACCTTCACCTTCAATTTGGTCAGGTGGAAAACCATCATCTACTACATTTGTAGGTGTGTCTATAGAAGATATGTCATCTTTTTTTAATGCTTGTTCATACTCTGTTTCTGTTAAAATATTATCATCATATAATTTTTTGATTTTTTGTTCTTCTGTTAATTCTTCAGATGATGGTTCTAATTGTTTTACTAAATCATCAAACTTAGAATCATCACTTATTCTTGGGTCATCAGGACTAACTTCTTTTCCATAAAAATCTGTGTATGTAACTTTGCCATCTATATCAGTATATTTAATTACCATCTTTTCTTTTATCTCTGGTAACCAATCACCTTCAGGAGTGAATCCCATTCTTTCCATATTTCTATTAAAATTTTCTTCTAAATATGCTTCGTATGAACCACCAGGAAATAAATTATTTATATGTCTAATTATTAAATCTCTTGATTGTGTTCTTTGATATGCCTTTTTAAAAAAATCTTTAAATTTTAATTTCTTTAAAAAACCATCTGTAACATTACCATTAATTATTTTTGACCAGGTTTCAAATCTTACTGTTGGTCCTTGTTCGTGAGCGCCTTTTAATGCGTACTCTGCCATATAATGATTAGGTGGTGCATCAAGAATATCATCTGTTTTTATATCGTATATACCTGATGGTGTTCTTCTTGTAACAAGTGTCATATACTCTACAAAGTCATCTGTGTAATATTCGTTTCTCATATTTTCTTTGTATATTAAATAAGGAGATAACCTTTTATCTTCTGGTATAAAATCATAAACATCTACTTCTGTATAATGTAAATCATTTTCATCCATGTAATCCATAATTTTGCTAAACGCTGTATCTTCAATAATTTGTAATTCATCATTACCATAACCCATTTGCCTTCCACCAATATAATTCCATAAAAATCTACTATCTATTGGTTCATCATACGCTTTATTAAATTCAGCAATAGAATTTTCTAGTTGTTGAAATTCTAGTTCTGCTTCTAATGATGATATATCATCAGGAATAGGTGTGTTATCTTCAGCCATTGTTACCTTCATTAGGTGATGGTATGTTAGCTATACTAGATGAGTCATAATCAAACAAGTTTTTAAATTCTTTAGATTTAACTTGCATATAAGAATTAACATAAGCACCTATTGCATCAGTAACGCTTTCTAAGTCTCTATTTATTTTTTCACCTTTTGTAAAAGGTACTACATGGTCTTTATATGCGTTCCATTTGTTTAATGGGTCTCCATCAGTTCCAAAAGATTTAGGATTATCAGATAATCTTTTTATATAATGTGCAACAAATTGTGAAGCAAATTTTTCGTTATTGTTTATTTTGTTAATAAATTCTTTTTGTGTATATTCTTTACCAATTTTGTCAAAAAACAATCTTAATGTTTTATCAGGTTTTTCTTTATCTCTATTTTCATAAAACCCTTCTACATTAATTTGATACACACCATAATCTTTAGTTCCATTACTATTTGTTCCAATAACATTATTATTTAATCCAGATTCAAAAGAAGAAGTCATAATTAATAATGGTATTAAAGCATCACTAACACCAAAGCCTTGTAAGTATTCTACTAAATCACTTATTCGTACAGAAACAGCCATTACCCACCTAATGATTTAAGTCTCATTATGGACTGACTAATATTTCCTACATTGTTTCTTGCTCTACCAACATCTTTTTGTCTAGCAAGCACACCTTCAAAATCTCCTGATATTCTTTCTTGTAATCTAGCAACTGCATCTACTTCTTCTGGTATAGGTTCTATAATTTCTTCTGTTTCTACTGTTTCTATTGGTCTTTCAGACAAAGGTTCAACAGTTTTTTTTCTAGTTTCTATTGTTGTAACTTCAGGTCCTTCAACAGACATTCTTGCAATAGCTTCATCACTATAAAATTGTTTTTGTTCTAATTCTTTTAATACTAATTCGTAATAGTTTCTTTCTTTTTTTGTAGCTTTTTTGCCTATAGAATTAAATATTGCATCTACTGTTTGTAGTCTTGTAGCTTTATCACTTTCTCTATATTGGTTTGGTATATAAATCTCTTCACCAGGATTTAATAATTCTAAATCTATTGCTGTGTCATAACCAACACCTGTTGAAAAGTTAGATGCTGTCATAGCTTTTATTAAAGCATTTCTTGTCTCTCTACCTGGTCTCCCATACTCTTGACTGTATGCTTCCATATCAAACCATTGTGTTCTAACTAATCTATCTTGTAATGTTCTTATTTCATTAGGAGACAATTTATCTAACATAACATCTTCATCTCCTGGATAATACCAATTACCCTGTGGATTTAAACCTTGTAGATAAACATTAACATCTTGAAATTTTGGTGTACCATCTTCGTTTTTTTGTCCTGTATTTATTAATGAGGGATAACCAAAAGGAGAAGTAGATGTGTAATTTACTCCACCACCTAATATAACATCTTCTCCTGCTCTAGTATTATCAATTATATCTAGTGGATTTAATGGTGGTGTTTCAGACCAACCTAAATTTTTATATATTTCTAATTGACTTTTTTCAATAGTTGTTTTTGAAACTGAACCATCATCTTCTAATTTATATACTGTTATCATACTTTCCTCATTATGGCGTATATTGATATTCTACTGTGGATAAGAACTTTGTTCTATATATTCCTGCAAAGTCTGGGTATTCTTCTACAACTTTTGCTCCCCAGTTAAATAAGTAATCACGCATAGCTTGTGCTGATTCTTGTCTTCCTAAATATTCTATTGCTTCATTTTCTGGTTTTAATACTTCTACACCACTTGTTGTAACTTTTTTCTTTTCATTTTGTATTTTTTCTATCATATACATAAAACCAACATTTTTATCATCACCATATAAAAACTTTTGCAATCCTTTTCCTGATTCAGTAGTAAGTATAAGCTCATCATTAGCTGCTTTCTTTAGTTCTTCAAATACAACATATCTACTTACTGGTTCTGTTTTAGGTAAATCTCTTGCATCTGTACCAAGTGGTACTACTTCTAATAGATTTGCTTTTATTAATGATAGTTCAGCTTGTGCATCTTTTTCTGATATTCTATTTTGTGCTCTTGCTTCTCTAATATGTTTAGATTGATAATTAAACATTATTCTAAAAAATGTTTCTTGTGCTCTTTCTATTTTTTCATCTAATGATAATGTTATTCTTTGTCCTTCATCTACTTGATTATAAAAAGAGTTAACATCTAATAAATCATACTCATAAACATTTGGTGCAAATAATGAGAATGTATATTTAAACTCTTTTGCTTTTTCAGGATGTGCATTAAACCATTCAACTTCTTCTTCTGTTGAAGGCAAGCTAGTACCTAATGTTGTTGTGTTTCCTTGTACTAAAACTACAGCAGTATATACAGCATCCATATCTTCTGGTGTGCCACCAATTAATGATGCAATTGTTTGATACGCTAAATACTCTTCTCCTGGTTCTACTTGATTAATAACTTGTCTAAACAATGCAGTTATAACTGTGTTTGTAAAGTAATCATCATCATATTTACCAAACTCGTAATCAGCAGGCATTAAGGCTTCTAATACTTCTATAAGGTTTTCTTTATCTAAAAAATCTGCTTGTTCTGCAAGTCTATCACTAAGTTGTAATTTATATGCAGCTTCTGCTCTAGGAGATGATGGAGCTATACCCTTGGCCATACTTTCAAATACATTTATTCTTGAAGCTAAATCTATAACATCTTTTTCAAATAAAACTCTACCTTCATCTGTTCTTGGGTCATAAGGCAAATATCCTTCAAACCATGCTTTAGTCATAATTTTAGAAGAGTTAGCAACATCATTAGCCCAAGCCATATCATCTAAACTACCTTTTGTTCCTGTATTGTATGCTTGTTGCATATACACAGGTAATTGACCAATAGTTGCACCTTCTAATCCAGGGTCACCTAAGCCATAAGGAAATATTGTATCTTCAATTTTTTGTGTCCATTGTGAGTCTGGCATAAACTTTTTAAGTGTTTTATATGCAAATTTCATAATAGGTCCTGGTCCTGGTATTGGTGATTGTGTAAACAAGTTAGCACCTTGTACAGGTGATGACAGTCTTAATTGAACATCTTCTTCAAAACCTGTCAAATCTCTATCTTCTATTCCATATACATACTCTGTTAAGTCAGTAGGAGCTGTAACATAAAACTTTTCTCCTGATACAGGGTCTGTATAAAAGAAACCATTGTTAGTTCCTCTGTCTGTTGCTAATTGTATTCTTCTAAGACCTGCTGGATTCTTAAAAAACAATCTTGGATAGTTCAATATTATTTCTTTCCAAGGTTCTAAGAATGGAAATACTAATCGTAATGCTTCAGCAACATATCCTTTTTGGTTTAAGTTATACAACAATCTGTTGTGCATTTCTAATGAATACATTTTTGCAGAATCATTAATTTCATCTATAGATAATCTCATATTTTCTGGTATTTTTTTAATTGCTTTTTCTATAGAACCATATTTTTTTATAGCTGCATTTTTGCCAGCAATATACAGTTGAGCAACTTCTTCAGGAACTTTTGATTGTTTTATCAAATCATCAAAATGTTTTACAGATTTTAAATCTCCAAATGGTAATTGTGATGCAACATTTTGCCAATAGTATTGAGTGAATGTTGGTATTCTTTGTAGTTCTGCATCAGGCAACTCTCCAAGGGTGTACCATAAATATTGAGAAACTTTATTAAAACTTTCAAATGTTTTACTTTTTATTTGTGGATTAGTTATCCAATCAGGTGCTGATAAAACATCTGGTGCTATATCGTATTTGTCAGATAAAAATTGTTTTATTAATTTTTGATTAGCTGGTGTCCATCTGTCAAAATCATTAAATGTAATAACCTTTCCTTGGTAATTTAATTGTCTATTTGCTATTAAAGCAAGTAATTCTTCATCACCTTTTGTTAAGTCCATAATCCATTGAACATAATCATCTACATATTTTTCTGCATCATTAAGTTTTACATAAGGATTAATTGGGTTACCATCAAAATCATATCTTGTATCATTCAATTGATTTCTAATTTTTGCAAGTGAACCATTCCAAAAACTTTGTTTTGTTTTTACTAAATCAGAACCATCTAATAATTCTTTAGCTATTGATTGAGCTAAATCGCTTTCCATTGGCCATCTTAAATTAAGTTGCCATGATGAAACATAATTTTCTTTTTTAGTTCCACCCTTTATAACTCTTTTCCAACTTTGTTGTGCAAATTGTTTTTGTGCTTGTTTACCAAATACATTTGTAGGCCTATCAGCAACTATACCTCTAACTATTTCATCATAAGCTCTTTTGCTAGGTCTAATACCTTTTCTAAAATCTTGAACTAATATATCATTGTAATAATTAGAAAAAGCCCAAGTAGAAATAGGATTTTCTATCCAGTTATCTAATCCATCTAATCCCATTCTAAATTGACCTTCACCAAATAATCTAAGAGGCCAGGCTATTCTTGTAATCAGTTGTGCTCCTGTCCATATTTTTTGAGCTGGCCACAATACATCGTCAATAAAGTTTCTTGAAGTTTCAGGTATAAAACTTACTAACATATCTACTTTTGGAACTACATTTTTTAACAAACTTTCTACAGGTAATTTTAATCTTGAAGATTCTGGTAAATCATCTACATAATTTTTTGCAAGATTTACTAATTTAGTTTTACCAACATCAATGTTTGTGTATTTTTCAACTGTTGATAATGCTCTTCTTATATCTAATGGTTTTCCTAATGACCATAACTCATCAAAGTGTTGTCCAATATCAAATGGAGTAGGCATATTTATTGGCTTTCCATCTGGTCCAGGAATACTTCGCATACCTTTGAATACTTTTTCTATTGGTTGCAAACCTCCACCTTCTGTTTTTCCTAAACTTGCCCAATAAGAACGAATATCATATTTATTAGTTCCTGATATTTTTATTTTTCCTTGTAACTCATCAAAGTAGTCATCTATTTTAGATATTGTTTTACTAGAAAAACCTTCTGATTTCATTAGCTCTTTAACTTGTAAAGGTAATTTTTCAAATAATATTCTTGACATTTCTGGTCTATTACCTTTTACAGATTTTTCTGCAAACTCTATAGACAATTGATTAGCAATATTTTTTGGTATTTTAAATTCTACTAACCATTGGTTAAATACTTTTACAGAATCTGCAGCATCATCATATGCAGCTCCTGAGTCAGGTGTCCATTCACCAAACTTGGAGTAAGGAGCTTTATCTCCTTTTCTTGCTGTCATTAAAGCATCTACTAAATTTCTGTTGTAACCTAAACTATTTTTTGACCTTATAATTGCAGGTATTCCAAGTCCTTGATTTTGTATTACAAAACCTTGCATAAGATTTTTTACTTCATCTATATTTCTAGTTTTAACTAAGTTAAGTGCTAGCTCTGGGTCTTTAACTGCATCAAATATTTTTTTAAAATCATTTGATTCTGCAAACGCTGTTAGAAATCCTTCTGATTTAGGACTATTTAAAAAGTTATCAACAATACTAGGTATCTTTTCAAACTCTCCTGCTCTGTATGCTTTTTGTATTTTACCTTGTGTACTGTTAGCAAACTTTATACCTTTTGATATTTTAGAACCAACTAAAAATGGGTCAGTTACTAAAACTTTATAAAAATCAAAAGTTCCTGAAACTGCATTAAATAACAAAGTGTTTTGTTCTATGCCTGCAAGTTCTGCAACATATCTACCAGCAGTTATATTTTGACCTCTATATTTATAGGCTTCTTGTTCTTCTAATGCTTCAGCGACTATTCTTCCTTGTGGAAAATATCCTTCACCAAAACTTTTCCATACTGCACCAGGGTCTTGACCTTCTCTTATTTTTTGTGCTGCTATACCTGCAGTAGACGCTCCTGCATTTTTGTAGTTGTCAGCAAATGTTTTACCAATAACTTTTTTTAAACCAGTAGGACCTTTACCTGTTAAAGCAGATAGTGTTAAAGCAACACCAGCAAGTTGACCAATTTTTTCTGTTTTATTAGCTTCATCTCTTGCAGCAGCAACATCTCCTATTGTGACATCTGGGTCACCTGCTAATCCTCTAGCAGCTAAATCCTCTGCCTTTTGTCTTTGTATTTGACCTAATCCTAAAAAAGGTTCTTCTATAGTTTCCTCTGCTGTTTTTACAAACGCTCTTACTGGTTTACCCACAGTTGCGTTTGCTCCTGCACCACCAATTAATGCTATTGTTCTAAATAATCCTTTAAGTGTTCCATATACAGGTTCACTTTGGTATGTTGATTTATTCCAAAACTTCATACCTTCAGGTAATTTAAATTGTTCTCCTACTGAATTAAATACTTTACCAAAAGTAGAATTAAACATAGCTGAATTTACTACATCATTACCCATAGTATTTGGAAATGATGGTTGTGATTTAGGTACAGCTTTGTACTGCAGTTTTAAAAGTTCTTCAAATTGTTTATTATCAAGTCCTTTTAAAACAGCAGATGAAATCAAACCAGATTGAGCTCCAGGATATAACTTAGCTAACTCTTTAGTTCTTTCTACTTGGTCTTGTGTAAATTGGTTTTTCTTTTTGTTATAAGATAATTCTAATGCTCTACTTTTTTCTGTTATTTGGTTGTACTCTTCACCAAATGTGTATGGTCCAATAGGTTGATTTACCATAGTTAGATATTAAAAGCTTGTCTTATTGCATTTACATCACTATTTTCTGCTAAGTCAGCTAAAACAAAAAAATCTAAATCTCCTAGTTGTTCTTGTGTTATTGATGGAGATACTGCTCCAGAAATTAAAGGTTCATTTATATTTTCAGTATCTCTTAATATATCTAATATATTATTCATTTGCATAGCTGGTACTACTGGTTTTCCACCTTCATTCATAGCAATAGATGTTTCTTCAGCTATTGGTTCAATTGCTCTTGTTTGGTCTGTTGTGTTTGTTGCTACAGGAGGTAAGTTTGTACTTCTTCCATCTACTACAGGTAAACCAAATTTGTCTATTTGAAAACCAAGTGGTTTACCTTTACCATAAGTCATACCTTTGGTTATGTTTTTGTTACTAGAACTCCTTGTTGCCATCTTCATCCTCATCATCATAAAACATAAATGTAGAACTAATAATCATATAACCAAAAGGAAAAGCTAAAGGAGGCATTTGGTCATGGTATATTTTTGCTTCATCTCCAGATTGAAAAATAATAGCATCACCTTTTTCATCAATATCACCTAAAGAATTGTGTACTATATCTGCAAATTCTTTATTCATTGACATTATCCACCCATACCTTGTAGTAATTGTGCTATGCCTGGTGGAGGACCCTGTGGTGGTAGGGAACCTCCTCCAAGCAATTCTTGTTCTGCATTTGGTATTTCTGGTTCTTCTGCAGTAAAGAACTTATCCAAAATATTTTGCATATCTGTTGGATTCTTTCTTATCTGCACAACAGCCATTGTTGCTTTAGGGTCTCCTTGTTGTGCCTGAGCCAATAATGTATCAAAAAGTATATTGTCTGCTTTTTCTTTTGTAATTCTACTGTTTACAGTTGTTAAGTTATCTAACCCATCAAGGTTTTCTTGTAGTGTTTGTGTGTCTATAATACCTGCTTGAAGTAATTGCAGCCCTGTTACAATCTTCTGTGGCTCATCATATCCAGCCATAGCACCATACACTCTTCTAGTTTTATATGCACCTTGTATATCTTTTTCTGGGTCATACTTTTCACTAAAAAATTGATTATTGTAATAACCTGATAAGTCTTTAGATTGACCACCATACATTTTTGTATCCCATTCTAATCTCTTAGAATCAATCATCTCTATAGCATCAGCCATAACTGTATGATATTCTCTAATCATTAATGACATACTTGCACCTAATTCTTCTAATCCTCTACCAGTAGCAAAACTAAGTGGTGACTGTGAATCATCAGATACAGGATAAGAACCACCAACACGAAGTTGTCTTTCTATCCTATCTATTTGTTGAAATATCTGATAAGGAACATTTGATGCTGGTTTAGAAACTTGTGTACCTGGTGCTAGATAATTAACTGCAAATCTACCTTTTCTGTATTGTCCAGACTCTATCTCACCAGATATGTTAGTTTCAGTAAATACTGCATCTTCCATAGCTATTATTGACATCACATTAATTTTTGCCATAGAAGCCATAAGTCCTATGATTTGGTCATACTGTCCTTGTAATCTGTCAAAAGCAAATTTCTTTGCAATAACAAACGCAGGTCCACTATCTAGTGGATTTGGTATGAAGTCAAGAATAGTTGCAGAAGTCATGTGGAATATGTATGTTCCATCTAAGTTGTAATACTCTGCTATTAAATCACCTTCGCCATTTGAGTTAGCCCAACTACCATTGTAAGAATCTGTATAAGCAGAAGCATACGCATTGCCTATACCTAATGTATTAGTTTCATATCCATCTTTAGACATAATCTTGTCTGCAGATTTTGGATAAGTTCTTGCTAGAGCTTCTTTAGGAACTCTACGAACAATAGCCATTTCTTTTGGTTGTTGGTCTGCACCAAAGTAACCAGGGAAACAGTTGTAAGGGTCTCTTAATTCTGCACAAGGATATGGCGTACCATCAGGTCCTTTTTTCTCTCTAATAACCCATACAGCAAAACCATAACCAGGTAACCATCTACCTACTTGTGGCATTTGTAAATCTAGTTTTTGTGTGTCATCATACGAAGTTACAATACGAGCTATCTTATCTGCTTTAGCTCTAGCTCTATCAGAATCTTTATTGTTAGGTACATCTACTTTTAAATTAGGAATACGACCTATTTTTTGTGACAAGTGTTCTAAACCTGACATCATTAAATTAGGTACAGGTATTTGCCAATCTTGAAATCCTTTAAGGTTATCTCCAAGTAATGCCTGAATACCATCAGGTCCACCATTCATTATTGCACGAATACGACCTCTAGTAGAATAAGCACTCTGATTATCAAAGTGCAGATTTGTTATAGCGTATTGTATTTCTTCTGGTGTCACTCTAACCCCAAGGGCTTTCGTTCATATCGCTTATATCCCATTCTCCAAAACTTGGTTCATAATCTAATCCTACCTCAGCTAATCGTTCTTTTCCTAATCTTCTTATAACTTTTAATGGAAACCAACTAGCCATTACAACATCTGATTTATAGTTTCTTGCTTTACTAGCTTTACTAGCAGCAGATGAAAAATAAATTAGTTGTCTACGATATATATTACTCTTAGTTTCGCTTTCTGTATCACCATAAGGCAAATTTATTAGCTTTTGCTCAAACATTTGTTGCATACTACCAACACCATAAATTGGGTCATATTTGTTTTTCTGTGTTTGATGACCTTCTAAATATATACCAAATCTACTGCAGTATTCTTTTAACTCTGTATCTTGTCTAATAGCTTTTTGGAAACCATTTTCTTCTATAACCCAATGAGATAAATTATATTTATCATACCATTTCTTTATAGATTTTCTTGCTTGTATAATTCCACCACCCTGTTCGTTTTCTATATCTACTAAAAACAATTCTCCTGTTTCTGGATTAGCTGCCCATAAGAAACATGCTTGAAAACCTGTAGATGCTGGGTCAAGTCCTGCAATTAAATGCGTACCTGCTGGTATCTGTCCTACTACTCTGTTTACATCTCTACATTGGTCTATATCTTCTGAGTTAAACATTGTTATACCTTCTACAAATGCTTTGTTTAGATATACCATTTCATAGATAGCTCTACCACCTGTAGTGTCAGCATTATTTTTTTGTGACATTAACCATTTAAAAGTTCTTTTACTTGCCCATAACATACAGTCACGATGTTCTTCTATATCTGTTTCTGGTAATACACATTCTGAACTATGTGCTTCTTCTACTATTGTTTCAAACTCAGGGTTTTCTAGTAAAAAGTTATATAAATCTTCAGGGTGTTGTCTTGACCCTATAACAACTACAGCAGTATGTTCCTCTTTACGAGATGACAAAGTAGTTGTCCACCATTGTCTTGTTTGTTCTCTAGCACTAGGTTGTATTGTTGTACCATGGTCCTCTATGTCATCAGCAATAATTAAGTCACAGTCACGAGAAAGTATTTTACCACCCTTACCTACAGCTACCATAGTAGGTGATTTAATACCTGTAACTGTTCTAGTACCTATAGTAAATTGTCCTGATGACCAAGATTTACCTGACCTAACTTTAGGTTGGAACTTAACTCCTGGTCCATTTATTTCTTCGTTTAATTGTTCATTGTTTTCTAAATGGTCAAGCACAGCACCTACTGCATTCTTAGCAATATCTTCATTACCACCTACCCACATAATTCTTATGTTAGGGTTATTACATATCTGCCATACAGCAAAGTGTGTTAACAAATCTGTTTTACCATGTCTAGGTGGACTTAGTATCATTTGTTGTTTACCATTTTCTATAGCATCAACAATGTTGTTTATCCAGTTTTCATGGAACTCTGCTGTTTCGTATAGGTCACCAGTTTCTGTTTTAAAATACCTATCTCTAAACTCTTTAAAATCTTTTAATGATTCAACTGTATCTTCTGATATAGACCAATCTTGTTGTGCTTCAAAATTATCTTTATCTTCTAAATAAGCAGCATACATTCTTGTAATTTGACTTCTATCTATTTCTAGTAGGTCTGCTACTTGTTGATGTGTTTTCTTTTTGTTTTCTATATCAGCAGCATAGTATTGAACAAAATCTGGATATTTAGCTCCTCTAGATTTAGATTCATGTGACCCTCTCTTATCTACTTTTTTATCACTAGATAAACTTTTTAAATAACTGACTCTACGCCTACATTGAGTACTGCAAAACTTGCCACCTTTAACAGCTACTTTGCGACATTCCTCACCAGAATATTCATTTCTTTTACACCTAGGTCTAGGCATTATCCACGATACTCAGCCACTACTTACCTACTGCTTTCATAGCTCTGTTGTGTGCCTGTGTAAAAGTTGCACCCCTACGCATAGAGTTGTGCATATACTGCATGTGTTTTTTACTATGATGTTTAGAATGTTTTTTCATTGTATCTTGTTGTCTCTTAGTTAACTTAGATACATCAACACCTTTAATCTTCATAATTTATTTTCTACCTTTTTTCTTTCCAGATTTCTTTTTCTTCTTCTTGTAACCATACATAAGTTTTAGTTCTCCTAACTATACTATATCTTGTATGAGTGATTATATAAAAGGAAATAAAAATCCTAATTACAAACCCTCTACTTCATATAGTAGTGGAAGAATATGTTTGAAGGAAACCTGCGATACAGTTATATCTAAATATAACAAGTATAGATATTGTAATAATCACAAACCTAAATCATTTCCTAGAATCAAAGGTAGAAAGCTGCCTGATGGTTTACAAGAACCTCAGGCGTAAAAAAAAATTTTTTATTTTGCACACCCTAGACAAGCTAGGGCTATACAGGGAGGAACATGAATAAAGAATCATGTTATCTTCAGTATAGCAAAAAATGGTTAATGAGTTGCCCCAGAAACCATTTCTTGCATATTATTTAGTATATCCCACATACAGGTACTTGTATTATATTATCTCTGTGTTATTATTCAACTATAAATATTATTTAGGAGTAGATAGATACAGGTAAAGAGGGCATCAGGAGCACAAAAGGCTTACCAGGGAAACCTGACCAACTAGAAAGACAAGTAAGCTACCCAAGGTCTAACCAAACTAAGTAATCAGGCAGAATCGCAACTACATTGCATTGGATGCCTGTTATAAAAAAGCAGCTAGACTAGACACTATTGAAGAAATGTAAAGAGTGTAAGAATACTCTAAAACAAATAGGTAACACTAACCAATATTACTGTGATAGTTCACCCACTAGATGTAGTAGGTCACTAAAAGCACACAATATATAGTAGACTAATTGTTTACTGTATTGTTCACTTTGTGTAAGTTAAATATAGGTATCTAAGACAAAGAATAATGGGGGACGCAGATTGACATTACCATTTGTTTAATTGGTAATTTTTACCATATATAACCTTTTAAAGTTTTCTAGAATTCATCTGTGGTTAAATGTTTTATTCTGTGTTGGTGTTGTGAGTATATGCGTAAAGACTTATAGGAAAAACTTTAGAACACCCCCCACCCATATTGAAACCCAGGCAATCAAATCCATAAAGAGAGTGGGAAAAAAATATTAAGGAAATACCAGACATATATTATCTATCGTCTATACTTATTTACATAATAACTAAGGAGGAACAATGACAAGGAAGCATTTTGAGAAAATTGCAAAGGATATAAACGAAAGAGCAATGATTGTATTTTATAGCAATGAAAGTACTGATGACGAAAAATGGTATGGTCTGAAAGTATTGGAACATTTACAAAATGATTTCATTAGTACATTCTCAAAGTTCAATGATAATTTTGATGCTAAGCGTTTCAGAAATGCTTGTGGTATTCAAGAATTAAGATTAGAACTTGTGTAACACTCTAGGAGGATTTTATAACTGGAATCCTCCAGGAGTTTTATAAACTCAACAAACAAACTAAGGGAGAGTAAATGAAAATAAAACTAGAATTAGAAATCAATAAAGAGTTTTCTAATTACAAAGATAAAGATAAAAAATTCTTTGAGGAACTATATAAGAACTTCTTAGAACAAGATAGAGCAATAGTATCAGTAGAGATAGGGGAGGAATAATGCAACAAGAACTTGAGCCAAATATAAAAGCTAGAAACGCAGCTAAGAATCTCATTGATGAGTACAAATACGATGAAGCAATCAAAATTCTTTACAGATTAAAAATAGGAGAGGTGAGTAATGGCTAGATACAGAATTACATATCAAGTTGATAGAGTTGGATTTGGCGATACAAAAGAACAAGCTATTAAAGATAGTAAATGTTATGAGGAAGAGCCATACAAAAATCCATTGGATAGTGCAGATGTAATTGCGATAGAGGAGGAGGAATAATGTACGAAACATACGAAACAAAAACAGTAGGAGAAATTGGCGTTGACAGTGGGCAAGTTCTATTAATAGACCCTTGCTACATTAAAAAAGATACGCTAGGCAATGAGGAAATGAATTACACTCAAAACAATAGAAGTGAAGTTAGTTTTCTTAATGACCCAACACTAGACAACAAAAAGAACTTTTACACAAATGTTTGTGAAAGAACTTCAGTTGGCGAGGGTTTTGGAAATACTCAAAATGGTTTTGCAACTGCAACAACTCATGGAGATGGTACATACAAAGTCAAAGGTATTTTCAAAGATGGAGTATTACAGGGCTTTTATGTTAATTTCTCAGATGATACATTTACAGTACAAGCAGAGGAAACAGAGGACGATTATTACTGGTAAAACTCTAGGAGGATATTTTAACAGGTATCCTCTAGGAGCTTTATAAAAGATAAAGCCAAAACTAAGGGAGAGGAATAATGGACGAAAAAGTATATACAATATCTGTATCTTTTCAAGCAAAAGATATGGACGATGCAGAGAATTTTGTTGATAGTATGTCAAGAAATGATTGGATAAATTCTATAAAGGAGGAAAAATGAAACTACACCACACAAAATATAAAGAAAACTATAAAAGATATATATTAGAAACCATTGAGGTTAATAATGATGGAAACCAATTAACAACAGATGAGGAAAAAATAAAATATATCTTTGATAGATTCAATAATGAGTATGGATGGGCTATTGAACGCTATGGGAAAGCTAAAGCAATGACAGATTGGTTAGCTGGTTTATCTATGAACATTCCATATATGAATTGGGATATTGTAGAACTAGCGATTGACATGGGTAGCATAGACCCAAACCCAACAGAGAAACTAGAAAACAAAGTTATAGAAAATTATTTTTCTTTTATGGCTAATATTATTCTAGGCTTTGAACCAAAGACAGAAACTGTATGAGGGAGAAATAATGAAAGAAAAATATTTAGTAGTAACAATAAAAGAGAACAACTTTGATGAGGCATGGAACAATATTAAACATGTTGCAGGTGTCAAAGATACATTAAGATTATCTAATTATGGTTATGAGCAATTACAAAATCCATTTGTATAACTCCCCTTAGTTATACGATACGAAGAAAAGCCCTCTGCTGCCCCAGAGGGTTTTTCTTTTATATGACTTGACAACACATATTCACATAGTAATCTATGTACATGGTTATTTACAAGGAGGATAACATGAACAGAAAACAGAGGAGGATAGCCCAAAGCAAAAAGCGTGGCGACTTTGTTTATGGAAAAATAGGCGAAAGAATGCAGACCAAATGGAAGTAAGCAGACAACGAAAGGCTTACCTTTACTGGAAAGCTAACAAAGAAAATATACGACAAAGAATAATTACAAACTTCAATCTTGACAAAGATTGGAAAGGAATTAAATAGAGGAGGAATAATGGATAGAAATAAAGTTATAAAAAATATAGCAAAACTTCTAGAAGAAAGTAATTACAAAGAAGCAAGGTATCTTATTGGAAGATTAGAAATGTTAGACAGAACAGGAAATAATAATGGAAGATAATATATATGTTGTTGTTCAAGATTTTAATGATAACTATGGTGGTGGTAGTTGGGAAAAGTCATATTACCAATCTAAAGATGAAGCAATAAAAGTTTTAGAGAACGCATTGAACGAAGGTCAAAGTTGTAATAACGATTTTGTTTTAAAATTAGAATCATTTATAAACATAAATGACACAGTAGATGTTAGATATTATGAGAACAACAAAGAAACTGATGATACAGTAGTTGCATATTTTGTAGATAACGAAGAAGAAGAAAGAGAACACGATTATAAATTAATCGTAAAGTAGAGGAGGAATAATGACACACGAAGAAATGGTAGCTGAATTAACAAGCAGATATCCACATAGAGAAGAAGAACTAAAACGACTTGATGAACTCTTAGTTTATAGAGATGATGAGGGAGTTTATGGTTTTGAATTTGATACTTGTTTAATCAATGAAATATTTATCAAAGTTGCTGAGTACGATTTTCACTCTTGTGATGACAATAGATTAGAAAATAATTATTTAGGTGAGGAGGAATAATGATGATGGACAGAATACATTTATTTTTCTACAAAAAAATGATGACCAAAATAAAACAGTTAGAAAAACAAATAGAAATTTTATGGTCTTATATTCCTGAATCAGATTACGAGCTTAATGAAAAAATTTCAAAAGAAATAAATAAATTAGAGGAGGAATAATGCAGATGTATTTATTAATAGGGCTTGTTTTGTTTGCATGGTTTTTATCAGGTCTTATGGCTGATAACTACGCACTACGCAGACATTTTAAACAACAACAAAAGCTAAGCAAGATTGATTTAGATAGGTACAACTTTGTTGTAGGTATGTTAAACCAGGAGCAGCAGAAAGATTTGCACGAATACTATGTATTAACAGGTGCAATAAAGGAGGAATAATGGAAACTAATACTGATTGGACCTACAAGTTTTGTAATATTTGTAATGTTTCTTTTGATTATTACGAAAATGGAATACACAAAATTATGACTATCTCAGGTCGTAAGGGAATTGCATATTGCCCAAAATGTATAAAAATTAAGGAGGGATAATGTCAAAAAAATTTAGGAGTTATCCTAACTCGTACGAAGTCATTGAACATTTACAAGATGAACTACAAGCAGAGTTGGATAACCTGGAGAAAGAAAAGAAAGATAGTATTAGGTGGTGGAGTGATGATAGATATGCACGATACGATACTAAAAAATATATCTACAAGCAGCAGATTAGACACCTAAAAAAACTATTTAAAGAGGTAGAGTTAGCAGAACTCAATGATGAATTAGCTTATGATGGTGCAATGGACTATCAAAAACCACCATTTTAGCAATGACATACATGACAATACCTGTTAAACTTGACACTAGATATGTACATAAGGAGACTATGTATAAAGTTCTAAGCACATCTATTTATGGTGGAAGTATGGAGTTTGACTTCGATACTCTACATGAGGCACAACTAAAGGTTAGAGAGTTGAAAGACAATGACCATAGAGACGCTTTCATAGTTAGATTAATTGCTGTGACTAGCTAAACAATTAAATAAAATTATACAAATTAGAGGAGGATAGATGATAGATGTTAATGATATTGAATTGACACTAGAAAATATACAACAACAGATAGACCACAACCAAAATAACTTAGACAATTTATTAGAACAACGACAACAAATTGTCACACACGCATACAATAATGGTCTATCCATGATAAAAATTGCAGCAATACTTAAAGTCACAAGACAAAGAGTATTCGCAGTTATACAGGCAACAAGAACAGAGGAGGAATAAATGAATAAAGAAACTAAAAAGAAACTTCTTGCACCTTTTCCAGAGGAGGTAGTACAAGACCCACCAAAGGGAAAGTTTGGAAAGTTTGTTAATCATGCAGTATATGTAGAGAGACTACGAGACTGTGATGTAGAATACGAGTGGGAGTTTGACCCAATCATAATTAATGACAAAGTTATAGGTGCAATTGGTAAATTAACTATTGATGGTAAGGTTTACCAGGGTGCAGGAGATGTTGAAGCACCAGCTTTACAGAGAGCAACACAAGGTGAGTGTCTTAAACTTGCAGAGAGTGACGCATTTAAAAGAGCAAGTATGAGAGCAGGACTAGGCGTTGAATTGTGGAGTGGAACTGATGATTTTTATGATGATGAGGGAGCACCTCCACCAAAACCAAAGCCAAATAAACCTAGCCCAACTGCAAAAGAAGTAGCAGTAACAACAAACGAAAGTGCTAACAAATTTGCAGAGGACATTGGAGCTAAGAAGCAACCTGTTGCAGAGCAATTGAATACGATACTAAAAGAAATGATACCTAACTCAAAAAAAATGGGAGAGGTAAAGACTAAGATATACAATGACATGGTAAAAGATACAGAGGTTAACGAGGATGTTAACAACTGGACAAATAAAGACATGGACAAATTCTTAAATAGAGTTGAAGTGTTTTTAGAGGATGAAAATATTCTTGATGTTGTGTTTGATACACAACCAATACAAGAAGGAAAAGAAGGAGATGAAATGACAGACATACCAAGTGGAGCATGGGAGCAAGAGCCACCAACAGACAAGCAACTTAAAACATTTAATGATAAAGTTGCACAAGCTACTGATGATGGACAGACAGAGCTTGTAAAGAAAGCTAAGGATTTCTTAGCTAGTGGTAATGCAACAAAGAAAAATATATTTGATTGGATTGACACAGATGGAGACTGGACACTAAAAGACCCATCGTAGTCATGGATTTAGAAAGTGCAGGGGAAATCTTTAATGTTAAGAAACTTAAAGAGAAATTAGAAAAGAGATATCCTAACTACAATTTTGATATACCACCTGAGCCTGATAGAAAGTGTAAAGCATCTTATCTTTGTAATAATAAAGATAAAGTAATGTACACAGATAGCAAAGGTAATTTATTTTGTGGACAGAGATATAAACTACAAGATGATAACAACCCATATAAGTGGGAATGGAGGACATGTAATGCCTTACTCAAAGAAAAAGAGCAGGGAGCTAAAACAACTGAACTACCATTTTGATTTTGATTATGATGTATGGGTTAAGTTAAACAAGAGAGGAAATAAAAGGAGAAAGAATGATTGATGTAATGATAAGCAAAGCAACAGAAGGTATGTTGATTGCAGAATTATTAAACAGGAGAAATGAAAAGGAAGTGCCTTTGTTTATGGGTAAAAGTATTGTGTTGCCTAATGGACAACTGCAATTACTTGCAATACTTCCTAACATACAAGTACTTACAACAGCTAACCAAGAAGAAGAGTAATGCTTTTTAACGAAATGGATTACAACGACAGGGTAGAGGATGGTGTTGGTAAAAAAGCAGAGGATATCTTTGAGCAACACCTTACAGACTTAGGGCTAGTAAAACAAAAAGACTGGTTAAAAGCAGCAACTAGCCCATGGGAACATAGTATTAATTTCTTTTGGTACTACACAGACATAATAACTATTCCTGATTACATCTTTAACAGGAGAGATAAGTTATTTTTGACAGAGGTTAAAGGTACAAAGAAAATAAAGTTCTCTGATATGGATAAACTACAAGAGATGTATGACAGAGCAAAAGATTATCCTGAAGTTAAAGTTGGTTTGACTTATGTCAACAGAAAAACTAAAGAGGTCAAGTGGTATTCATTTGAGGAAGTGCTACAGATGTGGGATAGCATAGAGGAATACGAAACTTATCACGAGAAAGACTTCAAAGGTCAAGAAAAAAAATACAAAATTCTTCCATTGTAAAAATACACGATTTGACAAATGTGTCAACATGTGCTAACATGGTATCAGTACAAAACTAAGGAGGAAACATGGATATTAAATTAATATCTGAAATACCAGAAAACTCTAACTTGTTAGATGTTGAATGGGGTAAGGATGAAAATACTATTAAAGGTAATGAACTAGACAATGTGCATTGGGCTACTTTAAATGCAGATGTCTTGATGACTTTTGCAGATGGAAAAAGTTATAAGATACCTAGGTATTATCTTTATCAAATATATAATGATAAAAAATTAAAGGATGAATTGTATGATGATTACAAACTAACTCATTTTTACAATTTTCGTTTAGACCATAAAACAGTTATTGAAAATTCAATAAATAAATAAAAAGAGAAAACCTACCACAAGGCTGCTAAATACAGTTAGGTAGGTTTTTTCTATTATAAAATCTTTAAGTTATCCCAACCTTTTTTATTAACAGTAAAGGTAAGCACACCAGGGTGCGACCACATACCACTTCTAGCAGTAAAGTCTAAGGATTTATCTAAGCTAGGTGATTGAAACCAAGTCCTATCTCCCTGTTGCTTTGCACGAAAGTGATGGTAATGACCTGTAATAAGAATTTGTGCATCTTTTGCAGGTAAGAAGCCATACATCTGACCTTTCCACCAGTTTTCTATCTTAGTTTCAGGATTACCTCCACTAAAACCTGTCATGTGACCATGAGTCCAAGCACATGGTATAGTTTTGATAGTCATAACTTGATGAAAGCCTTCAGGAACTACAACAGATACCTTCTTATATCTTTTAGGGTTAGCTTTCATTATCTCTTCACATATCTGCAAGTGCATAGTATCTGTGTTATCTAATCTGTTAGTAACAACCTGACCTTTTTGTGAACGAGAAGCCTCACCATGATTAC